ATCCATCCCCAACAAATCAGGTGCATTGCGCATGATGTAGTGATCATAACGCACATCGTGATTACCACACTTGTAATAGATGGCAGCATTTGGGAAAAGCTTGCGTAGCGTTTGCAAAAATTGCCTGGTCATTAGCACTTCATGCCCGAAGTTGCGCTTACGCGGGTCTTTCTCAAAGCGACTGATTGCATAGAAGTCTATGATATCACCATTAAGCAGGATAGTATTAACCTCATTCTCCAAACCATACTTCAATGCTAACGTCAATGCCTGTATGTTATGATACGGCACGTGTATATCCGAAAGCAGAAGTATGTTATTGTGATTAATTGGAAGCTTGAATGGTTTATAGTTCGCCTCCTGTGATGGTGGCAGGTCTAGCGGGTTGCTTTGTTCAGGCATCAACTCGTTTACCATATTGCCGAAGTCGGTAAAATGGTTTTCTAGTTTGCTTAAATTACCCTTTGCCTGCGATTTAACGGGTGAATGTGGTGCGAGGTTATGTCTTTTGCGCCAACTAAAATACAATCGCTCAAATGAGCTGTATTGCATTTTAATTTGGTGCTTATTCATGGCAGCACGTAGCCGTGAAGCTATCGAGCCTGTGCCTTCATGAACTTCTTTGTAAACCTCAAAGTATTCACCTTGCATAGTAGTTATTTATTGCCCCTGATATACCCGGCTAACTCCGCAAGATTGGTGCTAATGGTCAAGTTCTGTGACGCTATCACATCAATCTTCTTTTCAAGCTTATCAATGGCTTTGTTCTGTTCTTCTTTCATGGTATTCAACTTAGTATTGAATTCATCTTTGGTGTCTTTAAGTGATTCTGCTAGCATAGTTACTTCGCGTTTATGATATGATTCTACTTTGCCAAGTGCGCTGGATACTTTGACCACATCGCGCTTTAATGCGTAGTACAAACCCGTTAAGGACACAGCACCACCAATGATTGTTATAATATCTCTCGGTTGAACATCCATTTCTATAAGATTACAAAGTATAAAGTTGAAACTGCAAGCGCACTAATACCTAATGACAATACCACGTTGTGTGCTACTAGTCTACGGTTGCGCTTCTTAAGGTCTTTTATCTGTAGTTCTTTCTCCTGTGCTATTGCCTTCTCTATGCTTTGCTTGTTGTCGTATATCTGTGCTAAGGTCTCGTAGCTGTTGGCCTGTATGCCTGTGATTTTAGAATAGTAATGCGTCTTGAGTTTTTCAAGTTGGTATAGTGAATCTATTTCCATGCTCGTTTGATACCAGTACATCATGCTAGTGTAATTCAGATTCATCAGTTGCACCTCGTAAGTCGTAAGTTTTGGAGTAAAATCCAGACTTGAGGAGGCTGTCTGATTTTTTGAGCGTTGCGCGAAACTGACGATCGGCAGTAGCATCATCAGAATTAAGAATTTGGTATACGTCATTTCGGTAGTATTGATTTGTTACATCTTGCAACTGAATAATCGTATCGCCGCGCATAGTTAAGCTATCTATTTTGGCATACAAGTTATTTGCTATTGCGTTATTTTTTTCAATCGCACGGTATAGTGAATCATTGATAGACTCCAGTCTGTCAACTGCAGGTGAAGGTGCAGGGGTATTGCAACTTTTAAACATTACAAACACTACTAATGTAGTTACAACAACTGCACTAGCTATCAATATGCGCTTGTTTCTTATTGATTGTTCCATCTCGTTATGTGTATTGACTTGTTCAATGGTCTTATCTTAACTAACACACCATCACCCCTGCGACTATCTCTATCACCACGATCATTGGTATTGCCTTCGATAGTGCGTACTGAATACTCACTAATCTTATCTACTATTCCCGTATGTCCGATGGCCTTATACCTGTTTGTGTTTTTCCAATGACTATAAGACAATGTCATTACCAGTACATCACCCGGCTTATGTGATTGATAGAACCTACCATCAGTAAAGATTACATCCTTCTTGTTGTAACACGTAGGTGACCACCCTGTGACTTTGGCCTCAACACCACACTCATGGAATATGGCACGCACAAAGAACGCGCACCATTGATAGGTCGGCTTCCAACCTACTTCGCGCATGAGCCGTTCAAAGTAACGGTCATCAAAGCCCATATTGTTACCCCCTTTCTCCCTAACACCAACATGTGCATAGGCTACAAGCCTTACACAATAACCGTCATTAGCGTGCGCAGGATGAATAGGAAGGCAGCAAAGTAAGCAAAGTACAACAGCAGATATAAAGAGATTTTTTGCCATGTAGTAAGTGACGTTTTAAGTTCTTCTTTGATGTCGCGTGAATAGATTTCCCGTTGCAATGAACGGAAGTTGAAGCGTATACCCATGAAGACAATGAAGTTGGCGAAGACCATGATAAGCCCTGCAAGGATTACATACTGGATGTACTCTGTGCTTATCAATGCATCACCAAAATATTGATACGATAGCGTACCGCTTACACTAAAAATTAAGAAGGCAATCGGTATAGACCAAAAGCCGTCGAATAACTCTAGGTTGTAACGCAGCTTCTTAAGAGCCTCGTTATTTTGACTTGTTTTTGTCTGCTTCTTTGGTGCCATTGGTACGTAATTTAAATGAAAGCTCGCGTTCATAGCGTCTCAATCTTTCTGTGTATTCTTGCTTTAGTGTCTTCTTATCACTCATGGTATACGGTTAATGATATTACGTGAGTAAGTAGGACGGAATGAAGTGGCCGTGTTGCCCGTGCTGAACTGATAGTTAAGAGTATTTGTCACATCCGTCCGTGGTGATCTATCAGGCCATGTAGCAGTTGAGTATTCCGGGAACAAACTTGAGTTAGCGCATAGGTAATCGACTAACAAGGTGGTGTAGTGTTCCGCGTTTTGTCTTGCACGGTCTATCATATCCTTCATCACAAGGTCACTTACCGCTACGGTGTCTTCGCTTTGGCGTTGTACTAGCGTGCCATTGTCCATACGATACGATAGGTTAGGCATAAGCTCCACCATCACCCACCAAAGCAGCATCTTTTGAATGTAGTCTTCTAGTAGTAGTTCATAGTTACCGCTTATCGTGCCTGCTGCAACATCTGCTTTAATCTTGTTTAGCAAATCAGTTCCCAAAAATGGAAGCAGCCACTTATCCTGTGCAAGATATACGGCAGGATAGATAAGGTTAGGGTCAACACTACCATTCACGGTGGTGTATTTCTTTACAAAGTTTTCGGATATTAAAAGTACTTCAGGCATAGTTGTGATTATTGATTACCGTAAATAGGATTTGTTGGAAGGAAACCGTTGTAAGGCATATCTTCAGGCAGCTTTGCAACAAGTGCATTATTACGCACTTTATAACCCATGCGTTCAGCAAGTGATACAGCTATACGCTTTGCATCGGGGTCATTAGGGTTAATCTTCGCGCCCGTTGCATCTACATACACACGCTTCTCCCAAAAGTGGCGGCAATTACCACCGCCTTTGTAGAACCAAATATCATAAGTGTCCGCACCTTCAGGGCCCCATCCGGGATTAACCGCTACATTCTCCATTGAAACTATATCTTCTTTGCGATATAGCTTACCCGCTTCCACCATCTTCTTGCAGAATGGGCGCATATTATCATGGCTAAAGCTACCTGCGTAAACGTAACGAGTAATAAAGTACTTACCATCGATAATGGCATCCTGTTCACTCTTTGCCGCTGGTCTTGCCGCACCTGTGCGCACCGCAAACTCATGCTCAATTTCTTCATCAGCGTTATACGCATCAATCAAAATCCATTCTTCTTTCCAATCTTCACCTAATGCTATTAACGCATCACCTGCTGTGCTATCATCTTTTTTTTTTTCGTCACTCATTATGACTTCCTGCGGCTGCAAGCTACCCGGCAATACATCGGCAAAGATTGCGTCAACCGTTGCAGGTGGTAACGTTGGGAATGCAGCTTGAACAATTGCCTTAGCACTTGTTACAGGAACCGCACCCGCAGCACTTTGCATTACGATGTCAACAAGCGATGTAATCTGCGCACCATTCAAAGCAGTAGCAGCAACATCTGCCGTAGTACCTGTTGCGCTTGCATCGGTTACAACAGATGTTTGTTCTGCTACTAGTGGTGTGTTTGGCACAATCTCAAAAGAAACACCCGGCATTTGATTACTCAATAGTTCGGTAATGCTCTTATCAATTAGCGTTTGATATGGCTCAATGACTTGCTTGTTGAATATCTCAAGTCCTGTGGTCATTTCATCTTTGTTACTTCCGAAGCCTGATGTTTCGCGTATACCGAAAAGAAGTGGCGTAGTAACACGGTGTGCGGTTATTATCTTTTGTGTTGCGGTAGTATCCATCAATTGATACTGTTTGTCCGCATCGTTCACGGGGAATGGTGTAATCTCAGTCTTAGGTTGATCACGTTCGTTAAAGAACATTACCACCTTACCTGCATTA